CAATGCTTAACGTTCCTGTTCAGCAAACTTTATTTGGTACATACTATTTTTCTTATCTATACAATCTCTACAATTTAAAGCAAAGATTGATAAGCGTAAAAACTATTTTACCTATTTCACTTTTAACGAAACTACAATTAAACGATAGATTAGTTATAAGAGATAAGAGATATATTATAAACTCAATGAAATCTAATCTAACAACAGGTGAAGTAAACTTTGAACTAATCCTTGACTTTAGACCAATGATAAATTCTACGCAAACTCCTTACGTTGATTTATCAGGAGGAGACGTGAATTTCAGTATTGATTTTGTAAACGGAGCGGTAAGTGCTTTTATTTATACAAGTGAAGCAGATGTAACAATCTCACCTGATACAATTGATTCAAGCCAATTAGTCACAGTTAATTTACCTGCAGGAGCTTCAGGAACAGTTTACGTAATCAACGTGAGATTTACTTTAGAAAACGGAACAATACAAGAAGAAAAATTTAAAATTTTACAACAATGATAAAGAACATTATTGCCATGCTTACGATAGACAATTTCTACGGGGTATCAGAGAACATAGACATTGCAAAAGGAAAGTACGCTTACACGAAATCCTTTAGAAAAATGACTAGACAAGAAATAAGAAAAATAGCACGTAAAAAAAATAACTGATGGCAGAAAAGAAAGTAATTGAAATACAGGTAAACACTAATGCAGCACAATCAGCTAGTGACATTAATGCAGCAACAACTGCTACTCAAAATCTTGGAAACGCATCTGCAGATGCAGGTTCTAAATCAAAACTATTAAATGATGTAAAGAATGTAGTGACAGGAATGGTGCCTTCTTTAAAAGCAGCAGAGGGTGGAGCTTTAGGGTTTAGTGCTAGTTTAAAGACTTTACTTGCTAATCCTGTGGTATTGGTTATTACTGCTATAGTTGCATCGTTAAAGTTTATATATGAAGCGTTTCAATCAAACATAAAAGTAGGTAAAGAAATTGCTACTGTTTGGGCAGGTTTAAGTGCAGTTGGTACTCAGGTAAAGGATGCTGTGATGGGCATGGTAAGAGGTATTGTTTATGCCGGTAGTGCCTTAGTGAAATTTATTACGGGAGACATGGCAGGTGCATCTGCTGCATTAAAAAAAGCTAATCAGGAAATGTCTACATCCTATGACCAATTAACTAAGTCAGTAAATGGTACAACATACTCTATTGTCAAAAACTTAGAGAAACAACAACAAGCAAATAATAAAGCGAAAAAAGAACAAGCAGTTAGACAATCGGAAATAAATAAATTGCTAGTTCAATCAAGAGAAGTTTTAACAGATGAAACTGCTTCGATAAAACAAAAAAAGAAAGCACTAGAAGAAGTTACAAAAGCTGAAAAAGAAAGTTCAAAAGAAAAAGTAAGAACTGCAGAGGTAGATTTAAAAATTTTAAAATCAAAAGCAAAAGCCTTAGGTGGACAAGCTGAGGTGAAAATGAAACAGGAAATCCGAGATGCTACAATAGCATTAAATGAAGCGGAGACTGAAAATGCTATGACAGGAATTAAACTGAATAAGCAAAAGAAAATGTTACTAAGGCAAGAAATTGCTGATGGTAAAGAAGCAGCAGATGCGGCAAAGGAAAGAGGAAAAGAAAAGTCAGCAGCGGAAGCTGAATATTTAAAAGCAAAAACGGATGTAGTTAATAAAATTGCTCAACTTGACAAAGATTATCAAGATTCACTTTTAACAGAACAAGAAAGAGAAGTTTTAGCAGTCCAACGAAAATACGAAGCTCTATACACGGATGCTGAAAAGTTTAAATTAGACGTAACTAAACTTAAAGAAGATGAAATTGCTGAATTAAAACGTCTTGATGAAAAACAGGATGAGCAACGTCTTAAAGAACTTGAAGCAGACAAGGTAAAAATTGTTTCAGCAAGAGATGCAGCACAATCTGTAATTAATGAAAGAACTAAATCACTTGAAGCAGAAAAGGCAATATCTGATAAAAAAATTCAAATTGCCAAAGACGAAGCTGATAAAATAAAAGAGTTAGAAGAAAAAAAGAAAAAAGCGAGAACTGATGCACTTGAATCTACTGCATCAACATTAGGCAACATAGCAGATTTATTCGGTAGACAAACTAAAGCCGGTAAAATTGCTGCTATTGCAGAAACTACAATTAGCACTTATCTAGCTGCACAAAAAGCATACGCTGCAACTATAGGTATTCCTGTAGCAGGTCCTGTATTAGCACCTATTGCTGCCGGTGTTGCTAGTGCTGCAGGTATTAAAAACATTAGAGCAATAAACGCAGTTAAAGTTCCTAATGATGGAGGTGGAGGGGGAAATGTTCCTTCAGGTGTTGGAGGTGGAGGAGGAAACTCTATAATGTCACCAAGTTTTAACGTTGTAGGTAACTCAGGAATCAATCAGTTAGCACAACTTCAACAACAACCATCAAGAGCTTATGTAGTCTCCGGAGAAGTTACAACTGCACAAAGTTTAGATAGAAACAGAATTGAAAACGCAACATTAGTACAATAATTAAGTTTAGAAAATATGAAAATCATAGAATTAATCATAGACGAGAAGGACAATTTAAGCGGGATTGACGCGGTGTCCGTGGTAAAATCTCCTGCCATTGAGGAAAACTTCATCCATCTAGCAAAACACGAAGTAGAGTTAAAAGAAGTAGATTCAGAGAAACGTATCTTAATGGGAGCAGCTTTAGTTCCAAACAAAAACATCTACAGACGTGATAAAAACAACGAAGAGTATTACATCTTTTTCTCTGAGGAAACAGTACGTAAAGCAGCTCATTTATTTCAAATAAATTCAAATCAGAACAATGCTACATACGAGCATAAAACTGAGTTAAAAGATATGTCGGTTGTAGAATCATGGATAATTGATGATGCTAATATGGACAAGTCAAAAGTATACGGATTTGATTTACCGAAAGGAACTTGGATGATTCTAATGAAAGTGAACAACGATGAAGTATGGAAAGACGTAAAAGCAGGAAAAGTAAAAGGATTCTCTATTGAAGGTTACTTTGCAGACAAATTAGAAATGTCTCAGATGACTGAGGAGGATATATTAATCGAAAAAATTAAACAAATAATCATACAAGATGAGCAAAACTAAAACACCAAGTAAAAGTTCTCCAAAAGGAGGAAGAAGAGGATGTCTATGCGAAAACGGAACATACTCTTCTAAATGTTGTGATGGCAGTCTACAAGCACAAGGAATAGGAACGACTACAGGAACTGAAAATGTTTCCGTAACAATTAGTTCGGGAGTAACAACGATAGTTCGTCAAAACGGATAAAAATGCAACAAATTAAGTATTAACAAGTTTATAAAAAAAAGAAGATAAACATGAAAAATAGCACAATTAACAAAATCAAAGCACTTCTTGGAATGGAAGTAGCATTAGAGCAAATGAAGTTGATGGATGGAGTTACTATCCTTGAAGCAGACGCATTTGAAATGGACAATGAAGTATTTATTGTTACTGAAGACGAGCAAATGATTCCTTTACCGATTGGTGAATACGAATTAGAAAACGGAATGATTCTAGTAGTTGCAGTAGAAGGTATTATTGCTGAAATCAAAGAAGCAGTAGTTGAAGAAGAGGAAGTTGAAACTCCGGAAGCTGAAGTAGAAGTTGAAGTAGAAGCGGAAGCTGCACCTGTAGCACCAACTGCAAAGAAAACTATTGAGTCTATCGTTAAAGAAACTTTCTTCTCAGAAATCGAAGCACTTAAAAACGAAAATATTGAATTGAAAGCTAAATTGGAATTGCTTTCTAAAGTTGACGAAGTTGCAGTTGAAGCAACCGAACTTTCTGAAGAGCCTAAACCGATTAGTTTTAATCCTGAAAACACGAATGAAGTAGAGTCTTTCCGTTTTGCGAAAAACAAACAACGTTCTACAATCGATTCAATCTTTGAAAAATTAAACAAATAATATTAACAATTTAAAATTTAAACAAAATGGCTACTACAACTAGCATTACTACAACTTACGCAGGTGAAAATGCAGGAAAATACATCGCAGCAGCGTTGTTATCTGCACCAACATTAGACAAAGGTGGAATCACTATCGTTCCTAATGTGAAATTTAAACAAGTTATCAAACGTGTTGCTACAGATGATATCATCGCAAACGCTACATGTGATTTTGATGCTACATCTACAGTAACATTAACTGAGAAAATCCTTCAACCTGAGGAGTTCCAAGTTAACTTACAATTATGTAAAAAAGATTTCGTTTCTGATTGGGAGGCAATTTCTATGGGTTATTCAGCGTTCGAAGTAATGCCGAAAAACTTTACAGATTTCTTATTAGCACACGCTGCTGAGAAAGTTGCTGCTGCAATGGAAGTATCTATTTGGAGAGGTGTTAACGCAACTGCAGGTCAATTCGCAGGTATCATGACACAACTTACAACAGACGCTACTTTACCATCAGGTCAAGAAGTTGCAGGTACTACAGTTACTGCTGCTAACGTTATTGCTGAGTTAGGTAAAATCGTTGATGCTGCTCCTTCTGCTATCTACGGAAAAGAAGATTTAACTCTTTATGTATCTAACAATATCTATCGTGCTTATGTACGTGCTTTGGGTGGATTTGCTGCTTCCGGAGTAGGTGCTAATGGTTACGATAACAAAGGAACAAACCAAACTTTAAGTGATGTTTACTTTGATGGTGTTCGTGTATTTATGGCAAACGGATTGAACTCTAACACAGCTTTACTTGCTCAAAAATCTAACTTGTACTTTGCTACAGGATTGTTGAATGACATGAATGAAGTACGTGTATTAGACATGGCTGAGAACGATGGTTCACAAAATGTACGTGTAGTTATGCGTTTCACGGCAGATGCTAAATATGGTTTTGCTTCAGACGTAGTTACTTACGGAATCACAAACTCTGCTAACTAAAATTAACAGAAAATAATTTAAAGGGGAGGTCAAATGCCTTCCCTTTTTTGTTTCACTTAAAAAAATATACAGAAAATGTGCGAAATAACAACAGGTAGACTCGAAGTCTGCAAAGACGTTGTAGGTGGTATTGATGCTATCTACTTCATCAACTACGGAGATTATAGCTTTCCGGCAGATGTAACTTATGTTTCATCAACAGATACAATTGATTCAATTGCAAACGTTACGTCTCTGTACAAATACCAATTGAAAGGAACTAACTCTTTTGACCAAGTTATCACAACTTCACGTGAAAACGGAACTTCATTTGTAGAGCAAACGTTATCAGTAGTTCTTAAAAAACAAGACGCTGCTACACACAAAACAGTTAAGTTACTTTCTTACGGACGTCCTAACATCGTAGTAAAAACACGTAACAACCAATTTTTCCTTGCAGGTATTGAGCATGGAATGGAATTAACAACTGCAAACGTATCAAATGGTACTGCAATGGGTGACCTAGTAGGTTACACTTTGACTTTTGTAGGTACTGAGAAAATCCTTGCAAATCTACTTGATGCAACTAGCGAAGCAGGTTTAATTGGTTCTACCGGAGTATTCGGAGCAACTACAACTATCGTTAACTCATAGTATTCTTTTCTCTAGAGTTTAGAAGGGGTGGCTTAGGTCATCCCTTTTTTGTTTTAGAAACAAATTACACGTATTTAAGTTTATTAAGTATGATAGTATTAACAACATCTACATCAGCTCAATCATTTAGTTTTGTTCCCCGATTTGAAGGATATACAACTATGTCTATTACTGATGAGCAAACAAACGTGACAACAGTAGTTGCTATTACGGGAAACACTTCTAATGGCTACACAAACACGATTAATGCAACATTTGCTTTAAAAGAGAATCACACTTATACTTTACTTTTAACAAGTGGCGGAACTATCTGTTACAAGGATAAGATTTTCTGCACAAATCAATCAATATCTACATTCTCCGTAAACAACGGACAATACACTTCTAATAACACAACAAACACTTTCATAGTTTATGAGTGATAATGTACACATACTAAGCCTAAGTGCTTACACAACGCCTGTAATTCAAGAATCTAAAAGAGATAATTGGGTTGAATACGGAGAAGATAATAACTACTATTCATTTTTGATAGATAGATACACGAACTCTACAACGAACTCAGCTATTATAAACAACATTTCACGTCTTGTTTACGGAAAAGGGCTAAGTGCATTAGATGCTAATCGTAAGCCAAACGAGTACGCTCAAATGATGGCTTTATTCAGTACGGAAGATTTACGGAAAGTAATCATTGATAGAAAAATGTTAGGGCAATATGCTTGGCAAGTTCACTACAACGACAAACACGATAAAATTTTAAAAGCGTATCACATTCCGGTAAACTTATTACGTGCAGAGAAATGTAATAAAGACGGAGAAATCGAAGCATATTACTACTCTGATGATTGGACAGACGTTAAAAAATACGCACCTAAAAGAATACCTGCTTACGGATTCAGTAAAGATAAAATAGAAATCGTTTATTTCAAGCCTTATTCAGTTGGGATGAAGTATTATTCCTATGTTGACTACCAAGGGGCGCTTCCATATGCATTATTGGAGGAGGAAATAGCAGATTACTTAATCAACGAAGTACAAAACGGATTCTCAGGAACTAAAGTAGTTAACTTTAATAACGGAGTTCCTACTGAAGAGCAACAAAGCATGATTACTAATAAGGTCATGAATAAGCTAACAGGTTCACGAGGTCAAAAAGTAATAGTTGCATTTAACGACAACGCAGAATCTAAAACAACTGTTGAGGATATTCCTTTAAACGATGCTCCGGAACATTACACGTATCTTTCTGAAGAGTGTTTACGTAAGATTATGCTAGGACACAACGTGACTTCTCCGCTATTATTCGGGGTTGCTAGTTCAAATGGATTCAGTTCAAACGCAGACGAGCTTAAAAACTCTTCTATCTTGTTTGATAACATGGTTATTCGTCCAATGCAAGAGGAGATATTAGAATCAATAGATAAAATCTTAGCATTTAACGGAATCAGCTTAAAACTTTATTTCCGTACATTACAACCTTTGGAGTTTGTAGACTTAGAAAACACGCAAACTGCAGAGGAAGTAGCAGAGGAAACAGGTGCAGATGGAACTCAATTAAGCAAATTAGATAAAGAAATTGCTGATTCACTTATTGATTTAGGTGAAGTAGTTGATGAACATTGGATTTTAATTGATGAGTTTGAAGTTGATTACGACAAAGAGGATGAAATTGATTTAGAAATTGAAAAAGCTAACAATCCTAAACAATCTTTATTGTCTAAAGTTTACAATTTTGTAAGCACAGGTACTGCTAATCCTAGAGCAAAATCAGAACAAGATGCAACAATTGATGGATTCAAATTTATCACACGTTACAGATACAACGGAGGGATTCAAGAGAATAGCCGTGAGTTCTGCAAAAAGATGATTTCTGCTGATAAAGTATATCGTAAAGAGGACATAGTAAGAATGAGTTCACAAGCAGTAAATGCCGGATGGGGTCCTAAAGGTGCTGATACCTATGATATCTTCTTATACAAAGGTGGGGGTGCTTGTCATCATAAATGGATGAGACAAACTTTTGTTGCATTTGAAAAAGGACGTGGAATAGACCCTTTAAGTCCTAATGCAAAAACTATCAGTACAAACAAAGCAGAACAAGCAGGTTATAGAGTTAGAAATCCTCAACAAGTTTCAATGAGACCTATTGATATGCCTAATCAAGGATTTTTACCTAAATAAAAACGATTAATAATGGCAGAAGCAC